TAACTTCATCATCCACCATTGCAGTAGAAAGAAGTGCTTTCACAATATTCAGTTTTATAGCAGGATCTTCAATATCACTAACAAGATCAACTGTATCTCTAATGACACCCAACCTACTTGACATATTTTCTCTTCTATCAAGTTCTTCTTGTGTAATAGGAGGCATCATTCTAATTTGGAACTTGTTGATATAATTATCCATTTCTTTATCAAGAAGCATAAGATTTACCATGTCGGTTAATGCTTGAATCATTGCATTTTGCAAAGATTTAACAGTTTTTGCATATCTTGAAGAAAGAATGGTCAAAGATGCACCGCCATTAAATCCGGCACCATCTTCGGTAAATCCAAAATACTGTTTGAGAACCGACAGAGATCCAAAAAGTCTATCTCTGAAATATTCAATGTCAATCAGATTTTTAGGATCATATTCACCACCAATATTTTGAATATTGATAGCACCAACATTGTTCTTTGTAGTCCAATAAACATTATTGTCAATAGGACCTGCATTTGTATACTCTTGTAAATACTTTCCTGTGTTAAGAGCGGTTTTCTGCTCTAACATATTCTTCAAACGAATAAGGAGCGGTTGAGCCGTTTCTTTTGGCATCGATCCAACATCAACAGTAATCAGCTTGATTAGCTGTGACTTTGTAACACGGTTGAGCATAAGAGAGTTTTCAAGCAACGAAAGAGTTCTCCATGCAGGATAGGCATCGTAAAGAATTGATTTTCCTCGCTTTACAATATAACTTGCATTAGCTTCTGGATTGTCAGTATCTTCCAAGAAAATCTTTACTTCTTCAGGAACACGACTGCTATCATAATCAAGACAAGCATGAACAAAATCCGTTGCTTCATGTACTGTCACATCCGACTTCTTAAACCCGTATCTCATTTGGTTTGATAAAACAGGGTTATCGTTCTTATAAACAGAGGTAGAAACATCTGCTTTAATAAAGCCACAAGTCTTACCAAAACGATCCAATTCAAACATTTCTGCCGGATTTGGAACAAGTTCTACATAGTGACTATAATGGTCTTCTTTTGAGTATGCTTTTATTCTTACATCCTCATTAAGATTTTTCTTTTTCTTTCTTTCTTCCTCTTTTTGAAGTTCTACAAAAGCATTGAAAGAATCTAATTCATCTTCTTTGTTTATGCTCTTGAATAGAGGATCTTCATGGTCGGATTCTCTATAAAGTCGAAGATAAGCATCTCCATATTTACAAAGATTTATTATCCACTTTGTAACAAACTTATCTACATTGATTGTATCAAGCAAATAGGAAACCATCTTTGCACAATTTGCATCAGACGATTCTGCCCACACAATTTTTCCTTGATCGTTCGGTTCTGTTGCATCTTCTGCATAAGTACGAACAATGGAAGCAATAATTGGATCTTCGCACATTGTATCGAGCATTTGATACAGTTGATCTCGTCTTTGAGAAAGTTGGGTGAAAGATTGTAGAGCACCAGTATCAAGCTTTCCACCCTCGTTAGCAATAATAATGTCATTGAAAAAATCACTGTCTAAATCTACACCAATATTTATTGGGTCAGTAGGTTCTGTTACAATCTTTTTCCCATAAATATTTTGATTTTCATTTTCAATATCATCTTGCTTATTTAGTTGTTTTTGTTCAAATTCAACATTTATGTTTGAGTCCATTCAAAATACCCCCATACATAATATATATACAATATCACCAAACGAAAATTCCATCACTTCCGAATGTTGTTTGAACAGGTTGTGCAATACCCATTCCAAAATCAGTAAAATTAGAATTATTATTATTCTTATTCCTATTACTGTCTTGTTTGAATTTACTCATTGGATCATTCAATCTTATAAGTTCTCTTTCAAAAGCAGCATTTATGTCTTCTTGGGTTAAAATTGATTTACTCTCACTTATTCCAATAGAAAGATCCATGTTCTCTCCATAGTTATAAGCAAATTCATCACCATTTTTAGAAGCATTCCACAATGCACCAACAACAGAGTCAATTGCGTCTTTGCTCCCCTTGGTACCGGAATCTTGATGATTTATGTGACCGTCTGACTGCCTTTCAAGACCTAATACTTCTTCCGTCAGAAAGGGGCAATCATCATAAACTTCAAGTCTTCTTTCATATAATGTAGATTTGAAATAAGCATAAGGCAAGCATTGCTTTGTTTCAGAATCCAATCGGTCAACAGATATTATACTGGAATTGAAATTATCTGCCAACAACTGTTGCTGTAACTGTGCACTCTGGTATGTGTCGCTTGAAACACCAACAACATTAAATCCTTGCTCTCTTAGCCATCTTACAAAAGATCTGTTTTTATCAAAACTTATTTCATACCCTTTTGGAGCAGCAACGCTTACAGTAAAAGCAACTCTAAAAAACAATTCTCTTGAAGTTTCTTCTCCGTCTACCTTGGGCTTTTTACCCGTTATATACACACCACCAATACCTGTTTTGTCACCAGATTTTGACATATCAAGGTGAATAAATAATGGTAGTGATTTCATCTTGTCAGTAACTTTACTTAAATCAAAGAAATCATAGTATTGAACTAAATCATCTTTTGCATTACCAACTGTTATAATTTCTTTTGTAAATGGATTTTTATAAGAATTATTCTTAATCTCATTCCATCTAACACCAGAAATAAATTTCAATGTGGATGCCGTTGCAATACCGGCAATATCCATCAATGCACCATCTATATTTTCAAAGAAGTTATCCCAATACCCTATTGGCACAGGTAAGATAGAATATCCCCTCGCTCTGTATTCATTAATTAATTCATCACTACATTTTCTTGGTAGCACTTCATTAGCCAAAAATTTATTTCCGATTGCAACATAGAATTTTTCTTTGCTGTCTTTTCTACTATCTACAATCCATTGTGGCTCATCTACAATCAGTGTCTTGCTATTTTCATTCTTTTTCTTTGTTTCTATATAATCTTCCAAAAAAGACTGCTCATTATTTTTTGAAGAAACAATAATATTCAATGTTGGTAAATATGTTTCATCTCCGCGCTGTCTCATATATCTTGATTTCATACGAGCGTCAATTTGTGAAACAAGTTGCTTATATTTTTTCTTCAATTTTTCAGTGTCATTGGTTAATCCCCAGTTCACTTCATCACTTAGATTTCCGAATAGGGCACGACCAATGACTTGATTATTACTTGAAGCAACAATCAATTCAATATGTTTATCTGGTACAAACATTAGATTGGTTGATCCTGTCATCTTGCCATGACTCATAAACCACTCGCTTGACAGAATCATTTGATTCATCTTATCAAGAGCAACGCCTTTAGCATTCTCTATCGTGATATTCATAAGAGAAATACTTATTTTATCAATCGGTTGCATCCCATAATACAAATATGGGTCTTTTAAGCAAAGCAATCTATAAAGCAAATATAATAAACAAACTACTCCAATTAATGTTTTACCTATACCGATAGCACCAGTGAGTATTAAAGTGTTATATGCCGTTGTTAGATTGTCCGGAAATATTTCTTTTAACTTTTCTTCCCAGTAAGGAAACAATGTAAATCTTCCTTCCGGGTCATATAAGCCATTTCCTAAATATTTTTTATCATGTAAGAAAGTAACAACATCAACAGGTATTTCTTCAAAATCAGAATATTTCAAATCATTCATCAATGAAGAATTTCCAGTTTCGCTTAATTGCTTTAATATTTCTAATGCGACTTTTTGTTCTTCCTCTGATAAATTTTTTAGTTCTTGTAAATCATTTGTCATAGGCAACTTGATTTTCCTTTATATGCAAAACAGGACAAGAAGTGAATCTCGCCCTGTCAGGTCATTTGTTTTTAGTCGTTTATATACAGATAGTCAGAAAGTTCATCTACTGCTTTTTCTTCAAAACTATCCATAATCTCTTTATAATATTTTTTTGATAAATTTTCTATATTGTCATAAACATAGGAAACTTCATCATATAAACTGTATGCTTTTTTTCCTACTTCTCCCCAATCTTCTTCGGTCATAAAATCCATAAGGATATTTACAACATCATCTTCTGTTGTTTCAAGATCCCAATCGTATGTTTTTTCATCGTAGTTATTGTCAATTTTATCGTAGTGAACAAAAACTTTCCCGTCACCAGAAAAGGTAATCGGCGGGTTTTCATCATCCCACTCTACTCTATTCCATTTGTCGTGAAAATCTTCTTCAACATCTGTATCTTTCATATATTTATTTCTGAACATTTTTTCAGCTTCAATATCAAAATCACATTCAAAAGGCTCTTCTTCTACATCTTCTGCAACAGATTGTTGATTTCCAACCCCATTTCCATGATATTGCATAGAGTTAAAGATTGCGTTACCTATCTCGCAGTTTCCTGCATCTTTCTTTACAAAGATTTTTTTATCTTTTACAGATTCCACTGTAAGTTCTTTGTCTTGAATTTCTCTTTTATGATCTTTCAATTTTTCTAACATCCCATTATTTCTGAATTCTTTGAATACGAGGTTTCCTTCTCCAAACTCCCCATCGGTGGAAAGTGCGGACTTCCTTAACAAGTAAAGGTCATCTATTGTTTTCTGAACCTCTTCCGAACTATCAGACTCAATAGCAGAAGTCACTTCCTCAAATTTTTCTTTATATAGTTCGTTTGTGTCTGGATCAAAATCAATATCAATATTTATCTTCTCTGGGAATTTAACCCATTCATTATTCATTAGTGAATAAATACCATTCGTAATTGCAGAAGAACTTCTGCTTTCAATATAAACCTCTACAGGAATACCTTTAACTGTAATCTTATGCTTTTTGTTAAAATCAGACTTTGCATAATTATATACAATTGTCAGAAGACCATTGCAATCAATATCATCCATATTTGCAATAATATGAACATCTATATCACTGTTGTCCGAATAGTTATAAGAAGCATTTGATCCTACAAGCCATAAGTCCATCACTTCAATAGGAATATCATTTTCTTTAATGTCCTCTATGAAAGTATTTGCAATGTCAATAAGACCTTCTCTTACATCTTCTTTTAACAGATCTTGTTCATCAAATAGTTTTGGATTTAATGTGTTGTGCGTTTCTAATGACTCATTCAAATTTTCTTCCATTCTGTTGTCTGATATACTCCTTTTTGAAATAAGTCAACTACCAACTACCTAAAGATAGATTGGCTTGCAACATGGTTGCAATTTTTCTCGCTCAATGCACCTAATGGCGCAAGTATCAACGAGCTATCCCCACCGTTGCAGTGGTTCTCTGGCGACTAAAGTCACCAGATATCTTTGTTGAGGTTATATAGACATAATGTTATTCTTATATTAGGCTGTGAGTGTTTCATCACAGCCTAATATTCTGTTTCTTATCTTTGATATACTCCAACCCTACCGGCTGAATGAAATGTAGCTGACCAAGTTGGTGATCCTCCGGAGTATGACACTGTTTGTGATGAAACATCCCCATCTTGATTGCTAAAGGTGGATTCTGACATAGATTGAATTCTTGGTTCAGCAAAATCTAAGGTGATAGAAGCTTCTAAACCCGGTATAATCTGCACACTTCCTAAAAATACAGGATCTTCACCCCCTGCCGAATCAAAAGAGAAGGATTGATCTTCCTGCCCCTGTTGTTGCACAATTATTCTTCCATCTGGTACATTAGATTGTTCATCTGTAAAGAATTTTATAGAAATCTTTGCGTTAGACAGAACGGTATTAAGTGCTTGCTTTTGTGTTTGAAGTGCTTCTACCTGTTCCTCTGTAGTAGCAGCCTGTTCTTTAAGACCACTGAGAAGATCAGCCATATTTTTTGTAAGTGATCCATTATTCTTCTTTGTTATAGCCATTTTTACTTACCTCACAATGAATCAAATTTGGTATATTGAAACTCTACCATTTGAGTTAATGGTGGTTGCCCATGTTGGTTCGGATCCAGTGAACTCTACCATCTGAAAATCTACGTCTCCAGTTATTTCTTCGTAGATGCTTTCCTCGACTGCGCCTACTCTACTATCTTGAAAGTCAATTGTAAAGCTAAATGGTTGTCCGCACACAACAGACACAGAACCAAGGACACTAAACGGGTCCTGACCGGTGGTTAAGGGGAAAGAAATTGTTTGATCTTCTTGACTCTCTTGACTTACTGTAATTTGACCTTCAGGAACGGATCTGCCATCCTCAACGGCAAATATAACACTTACTTTTGCATTGGAAACGGTTGTGCTAAGGGCTTGCACTTCTTCTGTTAATGTTTCTACCTGTTGTTCTGCGGTAGAAGCTTCTTCTTTAAGACTGAAAATAAGGTCTGCTGTGTTTTTGTTAATAGGACCGCCACATTTTTTAATAATTGCCATTTTATTTACCCCTCACTTGTTTAATGCTGATACACCTAATTGCATCAGCAAATCATTCTCTTGTGCTTGACACTTCATTGCTTCATCTAAAGCTGCTTTCATGTCACCATTGCATTTAGCATCTGGTATTCTTTGAACTGCTTTTGCTGTTGCTGTTGCTAGTGCGTTTGTAGATCTTTGTGAAGATAGAATTGCAAGAAGAAAACTCTCCACTCTTTTTTCTCTTGCTTCAATACTTTCCTCTCTTTTGTTTAGTTTCTTATTGAAAAATACCATAAACAAAGAAACAAGGAGAGAAGGAACTCCTGCTGAACATAATACTTGCCACCACGACATTTTTGGTTTACATCACCTTTCTGTTTATTAAATAGTTTGTCAACTACCAACTACCTAAGGGTAGATTGGCTTCCAAATTTGTTGCAATTTTTCTCGCTCAATGCACCTAACGGTGCAAGTATCAACGAGCTATCCCCACCGTTGCAGTGGTTCTCTGACGACTAAAGTCACCAGATATCTTTTTTGAGGTTATATGTTAAAGAGTTTTGACTCTGTTGTTTTTTATGAAGTAGCGGTACATCTGCAGTATATCTCGTTCCCGTTCCCGACCGTTATAGGGTTTGTTTGGGTCTTTGCATCTGCGATTGTGGCATACCACACAGCGTTGTAAGTTCCGGAAGTATCCGTTGTTGGAAGTGCATCACCTACTGGATATGTTGCAAATCCTATTTTATATGCCATTGACGAAAACGGTGATCCGGTATAGTTTGCAAACGATTGAAAAGGTAATAAATATGCACACCCGCTATCAACACCAGAAAAAGTATCTGGAAATACTACAATTGGGTTAGCCCAATTGAATCTCACTATTTGTAAGCCATAGCAGTATTCAAATTGTCTATTACCAGTAACTGTACCCATGCTGGTTACTGAACTTGGAATATTTATTGAATATAGATTTGTGCAGTTAGAAAAAGCTTGTGTTCCTATAGAAGTTAGCCCGTCTGGAAGTTCTATGTTTGTCAACGAAATGCAGTTCGTGAAAGCACCTTGTCCGATAATCCGTAGTGATTGTGGTAGATGTATCGAATGCAGTTTTAAGCAATCGTAAAAGGTATTTTGTTGAATAAAATCAATGCCTGTACCGAGCGTTACCTCCTCCAGTGAAGTATTTCCATAAAATGTGCTCGGAAGTATGGATGTTGTGTTGTTTGTAATTGACACACTTCTTATCTTTCTGCTATTTGTAAAAGCAGCCGGAAGAGATGTTACCCCACTCGGAACTTGTATATCTGCACTTATATTTGTTCCATTGAATGAACTCGACTCTATATTTGTGCATCCACTATTTATTGAGAAATTATCTACACCATCTAACGGGCAACCCTGCAGACATGAAGTACCAAAATTTGTGATATTATTTAATCCAACAATGTTGGAAAGTTGTGTGCAACCTGAAAACATACCGGTTGGCAAAACAGAGGTTAACGGCTTTAATACAGCATATATTAGAGATGTGCATGAACTGAAAGCGTTACTACCGTAAGTGGTGGATTGATAAGTAGACACATAGAATAAACAAGAACTTCTAAGTGATCTACAACCTGAGGCAATGCCTGTCGCTAATCCTTGTGCAGATACCCTTGACGAAAATGTTATATATTTTAGGTTTATACATCTACTGAAGCAGTAAGACGAGTACATATCGACCCAGTTATCTGTCCCAATGGAAACATATTTCACCCCGCTGTTATAAAAGCAATATTCCGCTATACGACCTGTTTGTCTCTTGCATACAAATGCTTTCAATGCATAACAATTATAAAAGGTATTTTTAGGAGTTGCTGTGCTGTCATACTGTGGACAAATAACCTCGCTTACACTTACTGCATTGGCAAGTCCATAGTCACTATAGTAAATATATTGTCCGAAATAGACTTTTTTCAGAGATGATAAATAAACAGAGTTTGCATCCGTGTCTCCAGAATACCTGGTGAACAGACCACATCTATGTCCACTACTAGATAAAGACACTGCACCGTTCAGAATCTTAACAGATATTATATAATCTCCAGTAGAGCTATATTCATGTGTGTTTGAGAATGTAATGCTTGACCCCGTGCTATTCTCTATTACTACCTGTTGTGACCCGTCTCCCCAGTCCAAATATCCTTGCGTGTTCGGATATACGTTTAGATAAATTGTCGGTGTTAATGCTTGACTCTCTGTAAGACTTATATAAAACCTACTTGCTCCATCATCGGTTGTGTATAATTGACCAACCACAACCATAGCATCGGGGCAGTCAGTTAAATAATCTTTTATCTCTTGTAATGTCCAGTTCCAACCAAGAGCAGTCAAACCTGTATGAGACGGGTTGGCTGGCAATTCGGTCAGAGCAAGTGCTTGTGCTGTTGTGTATTGGTACAACTCTGTTCCTTCGTAGTCTATAAAAAGGCAACCAGAATCTTCTGACGAAACATATGCAAGAGAACCTGTTATTTTTTGTCCATTAACATAAGCGGTTTTTCCAGATAATATATCAGCAGAACTCGCGTTTGCATCACTTGTATCTACAAAATCGACATATTGATCTGTATCGGTATCTATGGCTTCTATTTTTTGAACATCCGTATATTGAACGCCATCTATGGTTAGATTCTTGCTCATGCTTGGTTACCTCTTGATAGTCTAAGTACATTACCTGTTTGTGTTGTTTTTCTTCCTCTACCTTTATCGTTAAGTGTTATTGTGTGATTTTGAAATTTTATAACCAGCTTGCCAAGAGCTAATCTCACCATTAATAATGATCGTCTAAAAACACTCATGTTCCTACTATTATTCCTATATTGTTGAGTATACTAAACTGATAAGTTTTGTTTATTTCAATGGTTGGAAACTCATCGATCCATGTTATTCCATTTGGGAATGTGACTGTCGGAGCGGTTGAGCCGGATAAAAATTGACCCTTGTACTCACACTCACGACCCGAAATTGCATTGCCAAAAGTTATGGTAAGGCTTGTGATTGTCCCTGTAAAATTATAAAACACATTTGGAGACAATGCTTGTGAAACCACACCATTGTCGGAGATGGTAACTAACCTACTATTATCTGATTCGCTTGCCCAACTATCAATAATTTGTGCATTTGATGTTGGGTCACTGCTGTTCATTGCTTCTCTCCAATCTTGAAAGATTGTAGAAGAGCTATCTGTTAATTCTAGATTTAGATAGGAAGATTTAGGCATAGCCCTTAATTTCTCCTTTTATCATGTAATTGAGAAATCCAGTGACCCTACTTTTAACACAACAACACTGTTTGCTGTCGGAGTAATTGATGTCTCAGCCCCACCGCTATTTAATATCCTACCAGATGCTAACAAAGTCCCACCCGTAGCTGCATCATATACCACGGCATAAGTGAGTATTCCCCATGAACCTGTAGCCGCGTTGAAGTGTATCTCTTTGTCATTTGTGATCTTTGATTCGGACGGGTTTCCCATCATTTGTGTAGCAGATTGACCCGCGATTCCTACCAAAACTCTTGCATACCCATTTCCGGAAGGTTCTGTTACGTTTCCCCCCGACTTGTTTGGTTGAGTTGATGATAGACCCAAGTAACAGGTGGATCCGATTTGTGCACTACTTGTTTTTCCAAACATTGCGCTTAATATACGGTTTGCTGCATAATCTGTGATCATTTATTATTCCTCCACTAATCTTAATTGTTGAAGTGTACTTTCATCCATATTATACAAGTAAAGAGAATCAAAATCTCCTAACTCGCTCAATCTATACATGGTTACTTTCCCAAGTCCTTGCAGTTGTTGATCTGTTGAATTTATTGATGTAAACAAGCCAGCAGCTTTCAAACAATTTGCATATGCAGAAATGGATTCAAACTGGTTTATGGATATCTTTAATATGTTACCCAATTCCACATAGACGCTATCACTGAAGTTCATACTAGACACCGATCTTGCAAGTATAGCCTCTGTAATAATGACTTTGATAGCATCTTGAACATTACTAATGGCGTTCAGGTTCGGTATGTAACAAACTTCACACAGTTGGATATTAACATTTTCAGAAAAGTTTAGCGTATCTTTCACCGCTATATATGCGTTAGTATCTAACGATACTACGATGGATGATTTTAAGTTAAATTTAGAATCTATATTTATATCGGCAGGACTTATGACTTGAGGAGTTGCCGACCCGTTGAGAAAAAAGACATCATTTATAGCGTTGTTAATACCGTCCATATCTATCATAACAGCGGTTCCATCTAAGAGATTTACCTCTTGTACCACTGCTATTTTTGCCTCCATGAGATCGGCAATCATATTCCCAATGGAATCTGACTCCCCTTGTATCTCAACCATTAAACCACCGCAAGATTCTGGTGTTGTTGAAGCTATTAAATTTGAAAGTGCATCAATATTTATCACTTCACCTGTCATCGCATAAATGCTATCAATGACAGATCCTAAATTTGATAGATCATTTATCCACATATAAACACGCTTATGTGTTGGTTTTTCCCATAGAAGGTCACTTCCTTCGTAGAGTTTGAATAACTCCATACCGTCTTTATACATGGCAATAATTGTACTATAATCGTAACTCATGCTAATGGATCATATATATAGTAGAAATCAGAGCCGGGGTCTACCAATGCATCATATTCTTCTTGTGTTACAAGATGTATTGGTATTCCACTCCCACTGGTCTGAATACTATCTATTTTATCAGCGTAGGAACGGAAGGTATCTTCTGTAGAAACGAGGACATTCTTGTGTATAATAGCTTGTCGAATATCCTCTTTTGTTTGTTCTAGATAGTCTAATTTCTGCTTAATTGTTGACATAACTTATTAGATGTTAATCTCTTTTACGTAAAGTGTTATAATTGTTGTGAGATCACTGCCATCGAATGGACCGTCGATTATATTACTTCTTTGCGCTGGATCAGATATTCTCAATGTGTCTTCTGCAACAGTATCATTATAAATAATGTCAAAATCTATTACATTGTCACCAGCATCAATAACAGAAGTTGGCAGTCTTACTGACCCGTATTCACCGCTTTGCCAAGACGATTGGAAAATACCATAGAAATATTGAATTGGACAATTGTAAAGTTGCATCTCTGCCCAAACAACATACATAGTGCTGTCTTTGAATGTGAATGACTCGTTATCTGTCCACTGCCACTCGCCAAGGCTTTCATTGTATCTGTACTGAGCGACCTGTATGAATTGATGTTGAATAATTCCTGATACTTCTAGTGCATTATTGTTGGAAACAGCAAGAAATGCCTTACATTTATCTGTACCATCTACTGGTACAAAGTAGATACTACCTTCCTCCAGGTTGTTTGAAGGAAGGCTATCTACCTTATGAAAAATTACTTTTGGATTATTGTTCGCCATTTTCTATTTCCTTTTCTGGATCAAAAATAGGCTCATCAGTTTCTTCATAGCTATATCTGCAAGGATAAATGTCAATCGGTTTGTCGTAAAGTGTGCCGGTTTCGACTTGAAGCAATTTTACACCTTTGTCAGAGTATTGCTGAATCAAATTCTCATGCTCAACCCCTTTGTCATCTGTCCAAGGATAAATCGGTTTAATCATAGTGTTTTATCTCCTTTATTGAATTGCTTGAATCCTGCTTGCAAGAGATGCCCAGTTCGTAGCTGCTTGATATGTTGCTACAGAATCTGCCGGAACGTAAATAGGGCAGTCATTTGTACTGTCAAAAGCATTGGCTTCAGCGAGAGTAGGAGGGGTCGTAGCCCTAATGGTTATCCCTGTAAGAGATGTACAATTCTTAAATGCTTGGCTTTTGATTTGGGAAATTCCGGTTCCGATGTCAATACTTGTAAGCTGTCCATTCTGAAGGAATGCAGCAGTGCCTATGCTTGTTACGGTATTCGGAATCTTCAACTCCACAGCAAGCCTTTGACAGACCGAAAAAGAATAATCTCCTATTGTTACAAGTCCTTCAGATAATGTTAAAGATGTCATGTACTGGCAGCTATAAAATGCGTATTGACCAATAGAAATTATGCTTGACGGAATAAATAGACTTGTTATCGAATTATTATTTGTAAAACTGGAATTTCCAATATACTTAACAGGATTACCATCTATGCTGCTCGGGATTGCTATGGCAGTATCAGTACAAGTTCCGATTCCTGTAATGGTTGCTTCATTGCTGGAAACAGTGTACGCCAAACCTTCCGACGGAATTGGGAAAATTCTGCTTGCTATTGCGCTCCAGTTAGTCGCGGTTTTATAAGCGTTTAATGATGCTGCAGGGACATAGATTGGGCAGTTATTATTGAGATCAAATGCATTGGCGTTGTCCAGTGCAGGCGGTGTCGTTGCATGAATTGTTACGGAAGATACCCTACTGTATCTAAAAGCATAATATGCTATTGATGTAACACCGGTTCCAATCTCTACGGTTCTTGCTGAAGTATTTACACCATTTGCAAATGCATGACCTTCGATAGTCGTTACGCTATTCGGAATCTTAACATTTATGATAGCAGTTCCTCTAAATGCGCTGCTGTTTATTGTTTGTACCCCTTCAGAAATGATTGCTTCAGAAAGATTACTACAACCATCAAAAGCACGTATATACACGTCAGAAATTGTTGATGGGATATAAACTCCTGTAATGGCTGTATTATACTGAAGGCACTCATCTCGCATGCTTGTAACAGGATATCCATTATAAGTGCTTGGAATAACTATAAATGTATCGGTACATGTTCCAATCCCCTGTAGTATGGCTTTGTTGCTTGTAACAGTAAAGGAGAGACCTTCTGATGGAATCGGTTGAATACGAGAAGCAAGAGATGACCAGTTTGTTGCCGTTTTATAAGCGTCAAGAGATTGAACTGGTACATAGATTGGACAATTATTGGTACTATCAAAAGCGTTTGCATTACCAAGTGTCGGAGGATTCGTCGCATGAATCGTGATGCTCGTAAGCCCTATACAACCGGTGAACGCCAAATTCTCAATGCTCGTGACGCTGTTCGGTATCGTGACGCTTGTCAGCCCTGTACAACCATAGAACGCAGAACTTCCAATGCTCGTAACTCCTGTCAAATCTTCTGCTGTAACAGTTGTAATACTGCGGTCAACAAGCTGTTGCAATTTATTATACGTACCTGTAACTTTTCCGTCAGCAGTATATGCTGTTTTACCGAGAAGAATATCAGCAGCCGTTGCTGTTGCGTCAGATGTATCGACTCCTGCTTTTAATGGAAGTGTTTTAGTTTTTAGTAAAGTCATGTAAAATCACCTCACCATTAATACTCAATAGCTTCTACTTCTACCTCACCGGTTCCTTTTACATAAATAGTATCTACGAAATAAATACCATTCAGTGTATAGCCCGCATTAATGAAGCATATTTCTCCCATGTCTGGAAGAATTTTAATAGACTCATTTTCTTCATCATTGTCTTCAAAAGAAACATATATTTCAGCTTCTGAGAAATTTTTTACGAAGAATGACTTTGATCTTACATCAAATGTAAATGGTTCCCAGTTTCCTGTTAGTGTTTTTCTTATTACTTTTTGTTTTATAGTAGGTTGTGTTGACATTTGTTGTTATGTTTCCTTTCCTTTAATATGTAAACAGCATTCTTGCTCTCAATGGTTTTGCAGCAATATCGTTGTAGCGTTGAATTGTATGAGTTCCGAGACTACTATTATAGACTACATCAAGGAAGAAAGAGTGGAAAGTGTCAGTGGTTTCTTGGAATGTAACTATCTCTGAACGTGTATCACCCGCATACTCAAATTCAACAAGGCATATCCCCCCGACATTTGTAAAGGTGATTGTGCGGTCATTATCACTACTACTGCCATCAACGTGGACTGAATCTACCCAAAAATAGTCTGTGAAGTATGACGGAGAATGAATACTGCCGTCTCTGTGAACCCAGAACGGGTACGAGGTGGATTGGGAAGCTTTACTTTGATTTATCAGCACCAGTTCTGGATAATTTATTCCATCACTTGAGCCACCAAGAGACCACTCATATACTGTTCCACTGTTTGGGTTATCGGGTGTGTCGTCGTAAATTACTGTAAAATCAGAAGCATAAATGCTACCGGTTGAAGATACCTTTTCTGCATCTATATTTAATGTTTTTGATTCGGGTCCGGATGATACTGGACACCCTATTTTAGGGGTGGTGTTACCGAAAGTGATTTCACCGTTTTTTATTGTTATGTTCTGCCCCTGACCGACTACCCCGGGAATATATATTGTGGATCCGTTTGCACCGGTCAGACTTGTAAAGTAGATATTTGGATAATTTGTAGAACCTGAAGTATTACTACCGATTTGTCTAACCTTTAGAATACCGTTAGTAGAATCAGTTGCTGTAATATTTCCAGCGGTATCAATGTTTCCAGTGGTAGTAATGTTTCCAACGGTATCAATGTTTCCATTGTAGCCATTTAGCGAGATAGTGGGGGATTCTACCTCTGTATCTGTTCCCTCGTACAGTTTTATGCTACCCTGGTCCACTACTTGAATTGTGTCTGTATATCCAAAATCTTGATTACCCAAAAATGTAGCAGTTTTTGAAAAAGTGGAAAATCCTTGTATTGCAGCATTCCCTTTTAGGTAGGAATCTCCATAAACATGAAGTTTATCAAGACTTTCACCAATGTTGAAATATTGGTCTGAATCGGCTTTGAAGTAAAATCTTCCCTCATTAGGACTAACCGATGTATTTGTTACAAATATAATACTGCCTATATCTGCTTTATTTCCGTCTGTGATTGAAGGTGGAGTGGATGATGTGTTAAGCGAACCAGTACGGAATTTTATCTGCGTATTGTCATATACATTTGGCATACTGTGCACCTCCTATTAAGACCATGTTCCCCAATAAGGAAATATGTTTTCTTCTTTTACATTAACTGAAATAGTACATTTTTTGTTATCCACTGTAACTGATGCTGTGTCTGTATCCTTACCCTCGTAGTAGACTTTTTCTATCTCGTTATTCAGTTTTCCATATAAGTAATCCATTTGTTTAGTCCTCTATGTAAAACTTTCTTTTTGGAATGATTGTGTCAATTATCTCTTCTCCACTATCATTCAGTCTTCTTAATTTAACTATATAATAATAGAGACCGTTTTCAAGGTGCTCAGTATCTTTAGTGTTAAAAGTAACTACCAAGTCCCCATGCTCGTTGATCTCTCTGTTATCTTTGTCATAAACCTTCCTTACAATCGCTGTTTCAAAAGGTTGACCAGGTTCACATATCCCAAGATACACGATATCATCGTCTTGTAAAGTATATCTTACGGGCGATATTTCTGTGCCTGCATTGATGAATAGAGGGATAGAAATATTGTCACCCCTTGATAGAGTTACTATCCCATCTTTTGAAATACTAAACATTTCTATCCCCTCTCTGTTAATAACTAGTACGAATAAGAAATTTATAATCTCCTACGGACAAACCACTTACCGAGTAGCAAAAATATGATTCTTCATCATATGAAAGAAGTCCTTGCTCTGTAATGCTTACTGGAATATTTCCTTCCAGATAAACCACACTGGCAATCGGTTTCCGGATGCAAATCCACAGTGTTTTTTCAGAATCATCGTTGGATACCTGTGCAAGTGCCTCTCGTCCAGCAAACCCTATCTGACTTAATGACAAGAACTCATTGTAATCATGCTCTGTAAGACCTGATATGTCCGAAGCGAATGAGAATCCTACTCGAAGTACCTCATATTCCTGTGATAACTCTACCCATTGACCTTTCGATCTACCAAAAACAGCATTTGGAATATCAACATCTTTTACATAATCTTTGAATAGGGAAGGAGATACTTCCGGTGTTACTGTTAGACTTGTTTTTACTTCTGAAAAATTAAACATTTCTTTCTCCTTCCTTATTTCACCAAGACAACACATTCGTCTGGCTTAAAGATTGTTTGTTTGATCGTTATTTCTTTCTTACTGTTAGAATCATTTTCATCATAAAGAGGATTGTCAAGTGTTCCTACAATAGAAAGGTCAATAAAGTATCTTCCTTTTGCCATTGCTTTTGAAAGGTCATCATAAATGAAGATTGCAACATTTACTGTTCCATCTTCATTGCAATGATAAACAGGATTGGCAGTATAGATACATTCATATCTGAAATTGTAGATATGGAAATGTAATTCTTGCTTGCCATTACTCATATATGTTGCGATTGATTCTCTATAAGCAGAACTGTCATAAGTAACATCTCCGCTCAAAGTAAAATTCAGTACAACATTATCACCATACATCCAAGAATAACCAATCAACTCACCCTTTGCATTATACTCTTCAAGAGGTTTTACAGGCGGATAAGTGCCAAGTTGAGGTGGCTTCTTATTGATATTATTTGGAATGTAAGTGCTTGGAGTTGCATTAAAATTTGTAAACATATCCATTATATTATACAAACTCCTTATCTATTTTTTCTTTGCCTACATCAATTTCTTCATAAGTTGGATTTAATTGAATTAGTAGACCTTCAAGTGTTCCGACATTTGCAGTTTCATCTGCAATGGTATTTTTCAAAGGTTCAAGGTATTCATCAAACCCTTCAAAATCAAATGTAGCCAGAGCACTGTTATATTGGTCAATTAAATTCCATTGCTGTTGGATTAGATCATGCAATACGGATGAAAGACCGCGAACTCTATCTTCTTCTGTTGGCTCTGTTTGTTTTACTTCCATTTCTTCCATATCTTCCTTTAATGATTCATCTTTCCTGTCCCAATAAGAAAGTGCAACTGCATATCTTTGTTTTCTGTCTGGATATTCATCTTTTGTTACAGACATAAATCTGCTAATAAAATCTTTTTTAGATTCACCCTTATTAGGATATACTTCTGTAATGACACTTTCTTGGAGCGATTCATTAGACTGTTTTGGAATATCTCCGTCTGTGCAGTGGATTGTGTAGTTGCCGGTATCGTAGTTCCAATACGACCCACTTCTGATCGTGTTCCATTGATCAATTGTGCCTTGATAGGTGATGCTCATAAGCCCTGTACAATAGTAGAACGCCAGACCGCCAATGATCATAATGCTATCCGGGATCGTTACGCTCGTAAGCTCTGTACAAACGGCGAATGCAGAAACTCCAATGCTCGTGACACTATCCGGGATTGTGACGTTTGTAAGCCCTGTACAACCGGGGAACGCACGCTCTCCAATGCTCGTGACGCCATCCGGAATCACCAAATCGGTTACCAATTCCCCATTGAGATAGAGATTATGTGCATAATACAATGGGTTTGCAGAGGAGTTTCCAAACGAAATGCCGCACCATGCCGCAAGATCGGTAATATAAACGCTCGTAAGCCCTGTACAACCGGAGAACGCATCATATCCAATGCTAACAACACTGCTTGGGATTGTGATGCTCTCAAGCCCTGTGCAACCAGAGAATGCACCTTGACTTATTGCTGTGACGCTGTCCGGGATTTCAGCATTTTTTACATCCTTACTACACTTAATTAAAACATTATCTTTAATATAAAGACCATTGGTGTATGAAATTGGCTTATATACACCCTTTATTTCAACCCCGTCAGGAATATAGTCTACCTCTTTATCTGTCTCGTCAAAGATTTCGTAATTCTTTCTATTTTCAGGATCGCTTGCGAGTGCGTATTTACGGTTATCTTTCTTGCTAATGAAAAAGTAAAACTCTATTCCTTTGTCTGTGTATTGTTTCCAATACTTATTTTCATTTTCGTCTTGAATCCAACCGGATTCTTTACCGGTGATGCACCATTTTGTGTTAGAACCGTACTTTTTAGCCGCTTCAAATGTGTTTATCTTATAAACTTTGTAATAATCGTTTTCAGCAACTAAATCAGCACCCTTTTTGGCTTCTTTATCTATTTGGGAGCGTGTCGGTGTTTCTTCGAGGGCATCCAATGCTTTTGTAAGCTCTTCCGGCTCTTTCTTTATCCAATAGTAGAGGTCTTTTTCCGCTCCCTTAAGACGGTCTTTTAATTTTAAGAATCTGTTTGCTTCTTCTTCACCAACATGAGCAATTAGTTTGTCTGTATCTGCTTTTGCTTCTGTTAGTAAATCTTCTTGAAGTAATTTTTTTATTTTCAAGGTTGTCTTCTCCTTGTCAATCTTATGTGAATATGAACAGATAGGTTTCCACCCAATTTATGCTGAATGGAAACCTATATTTAGAATAATTCTTATTCTTTATTTAAGCAATCCCCAAGGATCGTCTTTAGTTCTTTTTCCTTCGTCTTTTGAAATATCTACAATGGTGTAATGATCTTTCCAAGTCTTATCTTTTCCATTGTCAGAAATAAAAGTTTCTGCTTCTTCTTCTGTTTCAAAAGTTGCTGCTCTATCAAAAGAACCTACATTATAATCTTTTGAAACATATTTTCCGTTTTCGTGCTTTACAGCATACTTACCTTTTTTAGCTTCTTCTTTGAGAGATTCTTCTTGAAAATCCTTGAAAATATGTCTGTAATAGGGTTCTCTTTTAAAGTTTGAAATCAATTCTTTAATAGAGGGAAATAGATCAATAGTCCATTCCTTGAACCATTTATCTGGGTCTTGAGAAGCTCTTTCAAATTCGGACTTACCCATTAAAGCATATTTATTCTTGTACTTTGCAACAACCCAATTACCAGGCACCTTGACATTTGTTGCTTTCAAAACTGACTTTTCATCAGATTCTTTGAGAGATTCATTGGTGTCATCTTCGTCCTCATCATCGTCTTCGTGACCTTCAAAGTGCTTACTATCAAAGTCATTCATACGACAGATAAATTCAAGGTACTCTCCAAGTTCATCTGTACCCATGGCTTGAACGATCTGCTTGTTTACATCGTCTTCACCCCATGCTTCACACAATTCTTCATACAGATCCATTTCTTCACCGGGCTTTACTTGCCACCCATAGTTATCTTCTGTGAGTTTCTTTGATTCAGTTACTTTATCTTTCTTGTTAGGAGTGACCAAGAAGATAAGGTTTCCTTTTTCACCGACAACTTCATATCCTTTATTCACTAATTCTCTAAGCTTTTTAAGATATCCCTTTTGTGATTTGTCAATGGTTTCCTTTTTATAGTAACCCTTGTTTTCTCCGCTCCCGCCACGCTTGTTGGCAACAGGTCTGCCAGTTTCGTCGTAAGTAACTCTTACATCTTTCAGAGGAGCTGGTTTATTAGGGACAGTGATTACAAGAACATCTGCATCCTTATCTTTTCTTTGAGAATAAGTAACACCCTCATCTGCATATCTACTAATAATGCTAATAGCAGGATCAAATGTAGTAATATATCTTGTTCTTTTTGCTTTTGCTTGTGATGCCTTTTCTGGATCAACAGTAATAGTAATGATGTTTTCATCAGAACCACCAACAGAACCAATTTGATTTACTGCATATCCAACACCACTGTTGCTAGAGAACTTTCCCCAAATATCATACTTGTCACCGTCAGCAGTCAACTGCGCGTAGATTTCATCAAAGAGGTCGTGATAAGTTTTACTGTCTGATGCTTTTCTTCTTGTCGGAGCGGTAATCTCTATATAATCATCTTTGATTTCTACGCTTGCTTCTGGATATTTTTTAGCCATTGAAACAGCAGTCTTTTTGTCTTCTTCATCATCAATATAGAATTTCACAATACCGACAGTTTCATCTCTATTGTATGAAGTCTTTCTTTGATAATCTGGAAATTCGTGAGCGATTTCCCTGTACACATCAGTAAACTCATCTACATACTCTTCTGTGTCTTCTTCAAGAGATTCAGACATATGTAATTTCTTCTTCGTAATGGATTTTACTTCTTTGTTTAATTTTTCGGTATCTTTAACAAAGTCTTCTGCTTCCTTGTCAAGTTCTTTGTTCACTTTGTCAGATTGCTCTTTGTGTGCTTCAGTTGCTTCAATAGTTTTCATAACATCTGGTGTAACAGTGCTATAAATTTCTTCTGCAAGTGTTTTACCTTTGCTTATTTTCATTTGTAATCAAATCCCCTTTATATCAACTTCATCATCTTCCGCAGAACCATAAACAGTATCATCTACTTTATTCGTTCCATCATTAACAGAAACATTTACAGATACGCTTGACTCATCAAGTTTCTTTTCTTCTTCGACAGGTTCTTCTGGTGTGTCTACTAACTCAATGTCAACACCATCAGGAAGATCGTCTTCACAAGAGCAGTTTTTCTTGTCACCAAGTTTTACAACTCCATCAAGCATTTCATCAGGTGTCTTTTCAAGAACATAGTCAACAATATCATCATCGTCAATAGAACCGTTTTCTAATGACTTTCTGATTTTTCTTTCGTTCTCTCTGTCTTCTTTAGTAGGCTTTCTAACAGGCTCTCTATCAATATTTACAAGTCTTCTTTGAATATTTCTTCTGCGAACAGGATTTACAGAATCATCCGTAGGATATTCGTCGTCAATAGAATCGGTAGGATATTCATCATCTGTAATTTCTTCCCCATACCAAGAAATGTCATCATCTACATGATATGACTCTCCGAGGTCACTATCAAAATACTCTTTTGATCTTTCCTTGTCAAGTTTTCTCCGCTCCTGCGCTAATGACCATGCACTTTCACCACATTTCGAGCAATATTGATCTCCATCCTCTGTGTACTCTAATCTCTTTCCACAAATAGGACAATAAGTCATATCACCGCCGTAAATACCTGCAAGTTCAAAATCATCATATTCATCATCCCATGATTCATTGACTTTTTGTTTCGACTCAACAACAGCATTCTCTATTTCTCCAATGCTTTCTTCTTCGCCTTTTTCAAGTTGACCTTGTGCTTCAACTTCACCAGATTTAATCTTTACAGTGTCGGAAGAAAGAGTTTCAAGTGCTTTCTGAAGTTGTCCTACATGAACGTTTTCTTCCTCAACAATGTCTTGAATGACAGGAATAATATCTTTATACTTATCACCAGATTCATTAGAAAGAATGGTAATGATATTGTTATAAAGAGAAATCGTCTTCCACTCATCCTCAATCGCTGTAATGATGTTATCAGCAACGAAGTTTTCTTCACCATTTTCAGGAGTTAAACTTTCTTTCAAGTTATTTTCAAATCTCCTCTCCACCTCAGCAGCTACCCTATCAAAGACTTGATTGTCGAGGTTTTTACCTAGGAGCGAACCAATGTCACTATTATTCGATAGAGCGTTTCTTACCTTACCAAATGTTACTTCTTTGTCAATATCTTCTACTTGGTAATCATCCGGGTAGGTCTTTTTGTACCAAGAGTAAATCGTTTCGTCCGCACGGTTCTTGCTTTCTTCAAGGGATTCTCCCCACTTCGCTCCACGCTTTTTATTTGCAAACATTGCCTTTCTCTGTGCGTCTGCTTCTTTCTTTGTTTTGAAAGTACCGTGAGTACCTTCTTTACCTTTATTAGTCCATTTACCAGACTTTGTTTTTACAGTGTCTTCTTTAACAGATTTATTGATGGACTCCTCAATTATTTCACCAGTTTTATTGTTAAACTTGTATGTTTCTCCATCAATTTTTACTAAATCTACATCAGCAGCCATGCCAATCCACTCATACTTACGTGGCGATCTTCTGAATTTTTTATTATAAGATGCAAGGTACTTCTTCATTTCTTGTGGAACGAATGGTTTTCTGCCATACTCCACTATCTTTATATCATCATACAAGGATGAGTCTACTTCTTTTGCATATTCTTCGGCATCTTCTTTTGAATTATCGTTGTTCAAGGAAGAAAATCTCTTGATAGTTTTATAGGTATTATCACTTAAATCCCTACCATAAACAGAATATCCAAAATCTTCTTTGAGAGAATCTTTTGTTAATGTGGATTCGTCAGAAGCGTTGTCTACAAAATCTAAATTGTTTGGATGTGCCAGAAATGAATTATCTTTGAATCCCATAAAATCTCTGGTGTCATCTGCTTCAATATCAAACACCTCTAAAGTACCCTGCCACCCTTTGTCTTTAATGATGCCGGTTCTTCCAATGTTTCTCTCACCGCCAGATGTCCATCCGTCATTGTTTACATATTTTACTCTATCCCCTTTAATAAAAACCCTATATGGTTTCCTCTGACTAAGTGGTGCACTCTCTGATACATTCTTTCTTCTCTCTTTAATCTTATCAAGAAGATGATCCTTTGTCAGTGGTTTTGCTTTCTTTAAGAAGACAAGATTTTTATCATCATTATACATATTGTGTATAATTTCATCAAAAGACGCAACATCAAAACCAGATTCACCTACTGTTGATTTGTCATATCCCCAAGCATTTCTTCCACCGTTAGAAATGAAAATGGGTTCTCCGGCATCATAAAGTTTTCTTGCCTCTTCTTTATCTATTTTGCGAAGGTCTTCTTTTATATTTCTATTTCTCATCATTTTTGAATTTCCTCTACTTAATACTTCCTCTATCAGTTTTTCTTTCAACTCTATTCCTTCTTCATCTTGCTTTATGTTAAGAAGATTTAATGAAATATTCGTTTTAGACGGATTTACTATTTCTTTGTACTTCAAACTCTTAAACACATCAATGGCATTTGCATTTATAAGTTCTTTTACATATTCGTCATTATTCATATTCATTTCACTACTTTTGAACTTTTTGTGAATTGAACTATTCCAGTTTTTCTTACTAATATAATTTGGAAGAAGAATTATGTTTCTAACTCTGTTGTCTTCGTGAACACCATTTTTGTGATGAATAATAAATTCGGTACTATCTGGATAATATTTACAGTATAAACCTAATAGGTCACAAATAAACTGCCGAAGAGATGTTTCCCCTCTATATTTAGATTCGTTAAGAAACATCTCTTCCTGTTCCAATAAATATTCTGTATTATTTTGCAAGGTTGTACTCTTTGTAAAGTTGCTTCTTTTCTGCATAGTCTATTAAATGATATTTATATTGTGTGTCTATAAAAGCTTTAATATAGTCAATATTTGTCACATTTTTCAAGTGTGTTCTTATTTCATTGACCATATTATCAGAATCTAAATTGGTATAAATTTTTGTGTCTTCTTTGAGAGATGGTTTTACAGCAAATGTCCAATGTGAAGTATTCACTCCATCAAGCCCATCCCCATCATCCGAGGTCACAAACTCATGGTCTGGGTCTTCCGCGACACCAACTTCATAAATTCTATATCCTTCTTGATTAGGCTTTCTATTGATGCTTACAACAGTACCTTTTTTGAAAGAATCACCGATTCTTGGAAATTCATTTATACTGATTATTTGTGCATTTCCAATAAATTTAAGGTCATCTGTTTCCTCTTTCAAGGCACCTTTTTCCATCTTATTAAGCCTATCATAATAATCAGGAATTTCAAAGAGGTGGTCAAGAGCAATTCTTTCTGCTTTCTTTTCATCATCAGTATGCTCTTTCTCTACTTTAATACCTTTTTGAAGTTGTGCTTTAATATCTTCTACTGATACATTATGCTTTTTAGCAATATCTTCAACAGACATATTATTGGAGATTCCTTCTTTCATAGAATCAGTAACTACACCTTTTCTGGTCTTATTTCTTAAAGAACGATAATCAGAAGGGACTTCTGTATAGCCAGCATCCTTGATTAAGTCAACAATGTCCTCATACTCTTGACGATTCTTTAATTCAATATCCGCTCTACCCATAGAGAATTCACCACGTTCAAATGTCTTATCTCTATTGTTAATGCGAAGTTCTTGAATAGTATAATTATAAGGATTTCTTACAATCATATTTTGAATGTCATGTGAACCGAGTTTGAATCCACGAGGAAATTTTGTTCTTTTTTCTTCTTTTAGAGCATCATTTATAATAGACCAATCATATCCACCTATAAGCCAACCGCCTACTTCATCAGAAACCGCATCTGAAATTTTGTCATGGAAGTATTCATCATCATCCTGTGGATCATCGGATGGAATATGATCTGTTTTGATTTCTACAACAATCTCATTTGGGAGCGATTCTTCAATTTCTTCAATCTTTTTCTCGCAGGCTTCTATATAGTCAGCGTGATTAGCAAAATCTTCTTCATTAAAATATTCTGCTACATCCTCATCTGTGATGTCCCAATCCATATTGAATACTTTTACTTTTACGGTGTCGTCTTCTATTCTATTTGCATCTTCTTCAATAGCAAACTTATCCTCTACAACATCATCGATGATATATTTTCTGTCAGAAATCTTTTCTGCTTTATCCCCATATTTTTTAAGGATTCTTTCTGTTTCTTTTCTGTTCTTTGCAATATATGGGTTTGATCCAGACTTAAATCTGAAAAGAACCCACTTATCTTCTACTGACTCACCAATAGGTTTAGGATCTCTGTGCATATAAAGAACAGCAATGGCATCATTACCATTACTCATAATCTTATAGTAATCAGTCATATGCTTCCAATCAGCATCTTCTGGAAGGAAGTGTTCAAACCACATTCCCCATCCTTCATATTCAGGATCATTCTTGAAGTCTTCAAAACTTCCTTTATAAATATCAAAAGTTCCGCGAGGAGTTCTTAATTTTTCTTGTGTGATCTTTTCGCCAACAGACTCATTCGTATCTTCACATTTATTTGCTTCATCAAGACCAATGTTGGAATCTTCTTCCTCATCTTCTAATGAATAGGAATCAAACCACTCTTGTGCGCTTTCTTCTGACTCTGATTCCCAGTCATAATATTCAGGATCTCCGTAGTCTACATCGGAAGAGAAGTAGAATCTATGCAAACCTTTTTTTGGATTCTTATACCACATATATGCATCTCTGAAACCGTCCTTGTCATAGACATCCTTGCTTGCCACATATTCCCATCCATGACTTTCAAGAGTTTCATTGTCAAAGTCATCTTCGGTCATGTCAAAATGATCTGCTGCTTCTTCCTCACCGGGAATATCAAAATCTTCATTTAATATATATTTCTCTTTACTCATTTTATACCTCAATCAGTTTGTTTGATAAGCATAGTATTCAATGTAGCCATCTTCGTCTGCAAGTTCATGCTCCGCTCCATCATAACCTGCAAGGAAGTGACCGCGACCATCCCATTTGATACATTCATCTACGATCTTTTGAATATCATAAGAATTGGTTTCTTTAACAAGTCTTGCTACTTCTTCTTTGCCAAAATTGTCCTCAATATATCCAACATAGTCATCTACTTCATCGAAGAGTTTTTCTGCAAGTTCATCTTGAATACTACTATAAAGATCATCATTTTCCAGATCTTCACCAGTTGTTCCTTCTTCTACAATATCAAGACGAATCGCTTCTTCTGCCATGCGATCTTTATCATAGTCAAGAGTATCATAGACATAATTTTCTATATCTTCTTTTACAATATCATAAAAGAAATCTTCATCAACAGCATTTTCATAAATCCAATCTTGAAATTCTGGGGTGAACCCTTCGATCCCAGCATCATCAATAAAAGATTCAATATAATCTTTTGTAGCTTCGTCTGCTTCTGCTTCCGTAAATACTTTATACTCTGCATCTTCGGTTTCAAAGGTATCATCGTCATACCCTTGTTTAACTTCAACTCCGAGGTATTTTTCAAGTGCTTCTTGTTTAGTCATTTTTATAAATCTCCTTTGTGATTTTTATATATTATATCACAAGTTTTTTCTTTTGTCAATAGTTTTGTAAATTTTTTCAAAACATTTTTAATCATCGTCACAGAACAAGAATTTATAAATGTCTGCTTTTGTCAGCCAACTTATACCAAAAAAGAATAAGGCAACGGCTTCAATAAGCCATGTCTTAATGTAAAAATCTGGCAATAAAAATAATAGGAATGATCCTAACATTCCAATACCGCAAACTATATAAATAATATTTCTGATTTTCTTTTTCTTTGTAGGATATCCGTCAGACTTTGTAAATAAGAACAAGGAACTGAGTGATAACAGCGCAAAGAAACATGCTGCACAAACATTGTGAATAATTCCACTAACTTCTACTGGAAGATTGAATGTACCCACTCTTACAAATAATTCTGTCTCACAAGGGAACAAACAAATACCAATGCCAAAAATACCAGAAGCAGTAAATATAATGTCATCAAGAACAGAATACCCCTTATAACAAATAAGGAGTATTCCGGCTGATCCAAGAACTATCATAAATACTGCAACGGCATTGGTGTAATATGTGGAAGAAATCGAAGGTGGAAATCCACCTGTAATAAGAACAACCAACCAAGGAAGAAAAATACCAAGCCAACCAAGAGTTGCTCTAAGTCTTTTTGTATTTACACCCATAATAGTTACATCTTCTTTCTATTATTCTTTTCCTTTATTGGCATTATTGTACCATTTCTCATAAATATCATCATAAGAAATTCCAGTAATATCAGAAAGTTTATCAAACAGTCTTTCTCTTATAATAGAATCCTTAACACCGATGACTTCATACACATCCGCTCCGTCATTGATTGCTTTCAGAAGATCATCAAAGGTTGCTTCTTCATTGATTTCATATCCGGCTTCATCGTTGGGAAAAGCATCAACATACCAAGTTCTTAATTTGATTGTTGTTGGAGCGGTTTGTTCCTGCTCATCTGCCTCAACCTCAATTTCATCTGCCTCATTCAGAGATTCATCTACATCATCTTTTTCATAGATAACTTCTCTTTCGGTATCAAAACTGTCAATGTCGAAGTCTCCGTTGGAATCATAGTAGTATTTTGCTTTCTCTACATAAGAACCAACACCGTGCTCTTTACACTCTTTCACAGCTTCTTCTTCTGTGTCATATTCATCTACAAGGTCGCTATCTTCATCATAGACAATATATTGAGTATCAAAGTTTTCACCTTGTACTGCTTTATCTACATACTTGATGATTCTTTCGTCTGTAACTTCTGCATCGATAGCAGCAACAAAGTTTGCATTATCGATATAGAAATAATTGTAATCAGTTCTCTTTGCATTCTTCAAAGAATCTTCAACAGAGCAAATTGAACCGTCCCAAGTAGTATGTGACCAACCGCCACCATAGATAAAATCAATAGATCCACCATTAAGATCATCAATAACAATTTCTGTAAGTGCATCCAGATCTTTTACAAGTTTATCTGCACTGATATCATAATAGTTATTATATGTAAGAAGTGCTTTCTTAACAACAAAGTCAACATCTTCAATTTCTTCTGTACTATACATATAAGAAGATGCTCTTAATGAACCTGCCTTACCTCTCATGTCGCAATCACAAAGAATAAGAGGATCTCCGAGATAATCTTTTCCGACAACCTCTGCTTTTGTAACTTTACCTTCTACATAAATATCTTTTGATGTAATTTTATATCCTGCTCCTGCACCCATCTTTTATATACCTCCAAGTAATAATCAATCTTATTCTTCCTCTGCAAAGATGTCAAATAATTCATCAGGAATATCAAGTTGATTGTAGTCGTCTTCCATTGCATCTACAATCTCATCTGCATAATCTCTACAATCCATTGCAAGTCCGATTGTATCTCTGGATTCCAGATTTCCGTAAGCATTGAAGTGAATATAATCATCTCCCCAATTTCTAATATCTCCGAAGAATGTTGCTCTTGCTGCTTCATAGGGATCAGTAAAATAAACATGGAAGAATTCTTCATCAAAAGGTTGATAGTCAAGATTATCTAAATTTCCATTGTAAGAATTGATCTCTTGAACTAACGAGATAATGTCTTCATCATCCATATTCTTGATAAATTCGATTGCTTTTTCCTTATTCATTTTTTCTGTTTTCCTTCCTAATTAAAATTGAATTGTTAATTGTTCTTCTACAATATTTGATACAATCTTTTTTGATTTCTTTGTTGTTTGTTTTTCTGTTACTCCGAAATCATTTATTCCTTCATCGTCAATATCTATTTGATAATCTTTTAATTTCATATCTTTTGATATTTTCTGTATTAACAGGAATCTTGCTTGTTCTTTTGTGTATGCTTCTACTTGATAATAATGATATGTTTTCTTTATTGGTTTGTAGAAGTATGTTTCTCTTATGTATCCAGAGTATGAATATTTATGCTTCATCTTTTTCCTATCTGCATAGAAAAACAATTCATATAATTTTAGCAGATTAAATTTATTCTTATTTTAATAAATTTAATTTTTCCTTTCTGAATTATAGTAGTTCTTTTCTAACGGCACTAAAACTATAATGTTATCATAGTCATATTTTAATAATTGATAATTACCTTCTCTCATTCTATCTACATATTTATAGACAGAATTCATTATAGCCGTTCCGGGATATTGAAACAGTACAAGAGATACTTCTTTTGGTCTTTCTTCTAAAAACTCTATCTTTCTCCGCAACAGTTCCTTTCTCATTACTTCTTGTAATGAATAGTTTGCTATGAAGATAATTTCTCTTTTTAGCATACAATGTCTGAAAATGGATCGTGAATCATTATCCCTTGTAACATAAACTTTTACTCTCATATCTTTTTCCTTTCTGAAAGATCTTTCTCACTCAATACTACTTGATACTATTTCATCGAGTCACTTGACAAAATAATATCTATCCGCACATTCTTTTATATCTCTTACCCCATCGCATCTTCCCTTTTTATAATGGTAGCATTCTTCACATGGTTTTCCTTCTTTATATCTGTTCTGGCAAACTACCAGTGCTCTCAAGAATTCTGGTAAGGATAAATTTTCCCAATACTCTTTATCAATCATTTCCTGTTCTCCTTTTGTAGCGTATCCTGTATATTATTTCCGACCAATTCTTGGATCATTTTTATTTGTGAACATTTCTTCACTTTTTGTTCACATTATGTTCACATTTATACTTATCATTTTTTGTATATATTGCACAAATTGAACTTTGCAAAAATGAAATTAAGCATTTTTTGAACTTTTCTCTATAAGTATTGTATCACCTTTTTCTAATTTTGTCAACTATGAATTTTTAGACTCATTTTTCAGATCTGTAAAAATTGATGATCTTCATAGATGCACCTAAAACGCTCTACAATCAATTTCTGTGAAAAAATGTATCGGTAATCGTCATTTTCTGTAAAATCGTCTTGTAGGTGGCAAATTTTGCGTCTGTGATGTGTTGTTGATTTTCTGCCATTATTCAAGGTGTGCATATACCCATACATACGCGCATACGCGAATTCCTATTATATATCGGCAGAAAATTTTGGTATATAATATGTATCTTATTGATATTCGTAAGAATATATACATTAGACTACTTATTTATTTTTCTATTAGATTATTTATTTGTTTTATAAATTTAATAATTTTGACTATTTATTGGAGTATGAAAAAATACGGAGTATTTTTTCTTTTGTTCCTATTATATACCAACAATGATTTTGATTTTTGTAATTTCAATGGAAATTCAGCAATTCCCTTCTTATAAATTATATAATGGCTCGTTAAAAAATTATCAATTTTGTGCATTTTGACAAAAATGTGAACATTGTGTGAACATTGTGTGAATTTTTGATGAATATAAGATATTTTATGAACAAATTATGAACAAATTGTGAACGACAAAAATAAAGGGCTGTTGACTTACAACAGCCCGCTGTTCATTCTTCCTCTTTATCGTCAAATAGATCAGAATATTCTTTATTTGTATCTGTAACTGGGCGAATATTATCAACCCTTAATTCTTTTATTGTTTTCTGTGCTTGACTAAGTACTTTTATTAGATATTCCTTAATATCATCAAAAAGTTTTTCCATCATCTCATCTTGGTTTTTAATAACTTTTTGAGATACTTCATGATAGACTTGATCGTAGATTTCTTTTCTTACTTTTTCTTCAATTTCTTGCCTTTTTTCTTCTGTAATACTTCTTATCACACGATCTTCAATTTCTTTCCCAAATTCTTCTTGTGCTTTCTTTTTAGCAAGTCTTTCTACTTCTTTGAAATGTTTTTCACATTTTTCAGAAGCAATTTCAGTTGCTTTTCTTTCAATTCTTGCTGTTTCTGACTCTTCTAATTGTCTGATTCTTCTTAAAAGGTCATCTGTTCTGGGATCAGTGATGTATTCTGTCCTACATTCACAATTACAAGCCCCACAGTTACTTCCATCACAGCTCGGCATTTTCTTTTTTCTCCTTAATTTCTAATGTTTTTCTATACATATATAATAGAACTTTTCTAATGATGTCACAAGTATATTTCATGTTTTCTTCCTTGTTGTGCAGTTTACACCCGCCACCACAAATGTCTGAAACAGGACAATCTTTACATTTTTCAGGCAAAGAATAGTTATAACCAATCTTGTATGATTTTTGCTTTTTAAAAGTATCAATAATGTTATTGCAAGAGAATAGATTTCCTATCGGCTGTTCATTTATCATAGTCTGACATGGAAATAGATTACCTTCCACATCAATAGTAATGAGTTTTTCTCCTGCAGTACATCCATCATAATTTGTGTCTAACTTTATGTTGTTAAACTTAAAAGAGTGATAAATGTCAAATCCGTTATACCCGATAACATCAATTACTCTCTTCATTTTATTGCAAATTGTATCATATTCCATTTCACCGCAGAAAAAATGATCCAAGTAAATACCCCACCCAAGTTTTCTATCTGAAATCCACTTTGCCAAAATGTCTACATCATCAAAACTGTTTTTATCTACAACTGTTGAAATATCAATATTCCTTATGCCAATAGACAAAAGTTTATCGATATTCCTTTTTACAATTTCAGCAGAGCTTTCTCCATTTATAAACGGCTTTGAGTAAGAGTATCCATCCAATGAAATTCCAAAACCAATCTTGTCTTTATATTTACTGAAAAAAGATAGCATATTGTCTGTTAAAATTGTTAAATTTGTGATAATACTTATAAATCCTTTTTCACCACATTCAGATATAAATTCTTCTGCAAATGGTTTCCAATCATCGAATACAAGAGTTGGTTCCCCGCCAGCAAGTCTATAAACTACAAAATCCAATTCACCACTATTAAGCATTTTTAGAAAGGTATCATTAATTTTTTCATAAGTAGTTTTAGACATTTTGCGATCATCCCATTTTACATAGCAATATGGGCATCTAAGATTGCATTGATTTGTGGTAAAAATCCATGGGGACATGTATCTCATACTACTCAACTCACCTCGTTTTCTGCTTCTCTGCAAGGAATAAGATCATCCACAGATTTAGCATTTTTCAAAATTTCTTCCAGTCGATCTATTTTGTTAATGTGTATAGTGCTTCCTCCTACAACCATAAGACTTTCCACCTTATCTGGATTTCTACTAATGAGAATGATCGGTTTATTCAAAGCACAAGCATATCCACACTCCCAAGCAGATCCGTTTCCACTTTCATGTCTTCCGTTTGATACAGCAACAACAATATCACAAATAGTAAGTTCTGAAATATCCATCCCATATACAGCATTACCCCAATCTTTATTGGACATATTCCAAGCATTGGGAATCTTATGTTCATACGGTTTGAATACCGTGTTTCCATTCTCCTCGCAGATAGACGCTACAGCGGAGAGAAATATTTTCTTATTTTCTGCTACTTCTTTATTTGCATCCGCGAAAGATCCAGCAAGATAGATTTTCATTTTGTTTTTACCTTTCTTCTATCCTTGTAGTCCAAAATCAAACAAATCAGAGCATATACAATTATCACAGGTAAGCACAGAACAAATACAACCATTGTAAATACTGCAACAGCAATAATTTCTATAAGGTAGATAATGCAAAATAGGATAGTTTCTAAAAAATACAAAATGCCTTTCATTTTTCTTCCTCAGAGTTCAGTGCTTCTTGCAGTTCTTCCTTCAATTCTTCTATCTCTTGATCTTTCTCATAGATTTCACCTTGGAGATCGCAGATGTCTTCTTCAAGATCATCAATTTTATTCTTATAATCTTCTATCTCTTCTTCGACAAAGGTATTAATATCTTCTCTCTCCATAGAGTTTTCTAAATATTGCAATATCTTATTTGCAATATATCCATACTCTGTTTCATCACCTTCAGAAATGTGGTTTTTAGAGAATGCTTCTAACGCTTCTCTCATCGACATTCCATTATATAGGCTAAAATATTGTTTACTCATATCTTACAAACCTCCCGACGAAGAAACTCCAAAAGTTCCGAATCCCACCTTCTATAAGAATCTCCCCATTCTGTTTTAGGGTATTGAGTGGTTTTTCCATTTAATGACACTGTTGCTTCTGTAAATATTCTTTCATTTTCAATGTAAATGATAAATTTCCACTCCTCGGTTGTATTTTGGTCACTAATTTTTGCATTTACAGTTATTTTTCGTTTTCTTTTTGAAAATCTATCCTCTTCTTCTTTTTTTATTTCTCTACATAATTTTAAAAAATCTTTTATGAATTGATTTTTATTATCATATTCTCTTTTAATGCTTTCACAAATATCTATCATGTATTTTACTCCTTATAAGTTATTAGTCATATAATTCTTTTCTACCAAACAGTAAGATTGCGGTGGTCTTTTAATGGGTTTAGGAACATAGCAATCATTGTCATAGATACATGAAGACGATTCATACCCACTAACTTTGCAGGAATGACATTTTTCATCGTGGAAAAAGTCACTTAACGGTTTCGGTTTGTCATAACGCTTAAAATCAGAAATGTGCCAACAGTAAATTGTTTTGCCATTTGCATAGATATTTATATCAACCCGGTCAAGCATAGTCTCAAGTAGCAAATCATCGTCTATTCTGCACCCATCGAAATCATACCCAATCGAGAATATTTTATCGCAAGTAAATTCACCGATTACACTTCCTGTTCCATACGCTGTTCCAAGCAGGTTCTTTCTACCGGATTTCGTACAGTAAATATAGCAAGTAAACGGTGGTTTCAACCTCGGCTTTGTTTTTCTTACTTCGTAAGTTTTTAGTCCGTCCTCAATCAAAAAACACCACTGTGGTTTAATGCTTATCAGAACCGCATTGTTCATCATAGTATCTCCTTATTTCATACAAGTATTTTACAGCATCCGTATTTCTGCTGTACAAGTTGTCAAGTAGCTGTTTGTCTATTGCTGTTATGATTTTGCAAATAAGATTCTCATCATTTTTTGGTTGATTGTATTCTTCTCCAACCTGCATTTTATCGGTCTTAATAACCCCTTGTTTCATATATGATTTACAAGTCATTTCTTCTTTATTTTATGACACGAATTTCTTTGCAAACAAATTTTAGAACTTTGACGTTTGGTTAGATCGCCGATTTTAATTTTCATAGCAATTCACTCTTTCTTGACTCGCACCATTGTCTATATTCATTTCTCAACCGCTTCCCGATACTTTCGTATGCGTCATCAAACGCGCCTGTATCACCTGAACAGTATCTTTCAAGATTGTCTGCAGAAAATGCGTAGTTCATCCAGTCAGTAAGTTCTTCATCTTGTAGATTGTATGATCTTTCCAGAGTATTTACAAATAACGCTTCTTTGTCCTTATTGGTTATCCAGATACTATCTTTATTTATTGTAACACCATTCTCAATAAGATGATCTTCTGTATTGGCATTTACATCCATGCCAATATCCCACTCGGCTGGGTCTGTTTTTCCATCAAATCTACACATCATCGGAGCATTGGCATTATAAAAAGGACATAAATGACAACGTTCCTTTCCTTTGCAAATTTCTGCAATTTGCTTAATAGTCATATCACCGAATTTCATAACAATTCCCTTTCAATTTTTTCAAAATCCATCGGCGCGTTCCTCTGTTTGAGTAAGTTGATACACTCAATCAAATAAGACCGATCATGTTCAGGATACCAACAAATATCGTTATAACGTTCCATACACCACGCAGGATCAATGGTAATCGCAGAAGTAGTATATCTCGGATAATTACTGTTAAGCCAGTTTTTATTCGCTTTATACCCACGGTTTTCCATTTCACGAATAACTGCCATGTGATAAGCGAACAGCACCTCTCTGCCGTGCTTAAACACATAATCAACAGTTGCGTGCTTTCGTCCCCAACCTTTACCACGAAGAGCGCAAACTTCCCTATGTTGAGAAAGTAATCTTTGTCTGTCTAGATATGGAATTAACGATTGGTGCCATAATCTCATAAAATATTAACCTCTTCTTTTATTTTTTTCGCTAATAATTCTTTTAAAGTCATATTTTGTTCTAAACATTTGTTTTGTAGAATTTCTATTTCTGTTGGAGATAATCCTAATTGATTTAAATCTAAATGCTTCATATTATTTTCTTTTCGAGAAACAATTTCTAAATTATATAAAGCATTATTTTCTTTATTTCCATCAATATGATTGACTTCTTCTCCATCTTGCAGCGGGCGTAAAAAAGTTAATGCCATTAAAGAGTGAATTCTACATAATTTCCTATTGGCTTTTCCAGTTTCTTTTTGTAGAACAATTATTGGATAACCATTTGTATCTTTTGATGGTTGTAATATTTTACCTTGGTACTGTCCTAGAGTAGATTGAATTTTTCCTTCTTTATTAATGATATATCTATTGTTAAATCCAGGGATGTATTTCCATTCTCCACTAAGCAAATTTTCTTCTATTGTATCTTTATAAGGTTTTTTAAATTTCTCTTTAGATACATAATATTTTTCTCTAATTTGCTCAACGCCATCTTCATATTGAATAGTAACAATAGATTTTTTACCGTCTGTGTGTTGGTCTATAATAATACCTTTTTCATTATTACAATCATAAACCTCTTGTCCAATACACTCTTTTCCTCTTTTTAATTGGTTTTCCATTTTTTATCCTCCTTTTATTTTTATTTTTTCTATTATATATAAAAAATCTAACAGGACAACAAATAAAAAATGTCCAAGAAATATTTTTATTTTGCGAGTAAATGTTGACGATCCAGATATGGGATCAACGATTGATTCCAGAGCCTCATTTATTTTTATCCTCCAACTCTTTAATACGATTTTCGAGTAATTTGGTCTTGCTTTCAAGTTCATTGATCTTGCTTTCAAGTTCAGAAGAGTCTTTTATATCTGCAATAAAACCTGCAATGATCCAGATACTGATACAAATCAAGAACTCGATTGCAGATGGTTTATCAAGAGGCTCGCCAGTAAATACTGGTGCAACGATTGCACAA